GAAAAAGCGATCACAACCCAGACACAAATGGTTGCGTGCGAGCAATTGATATTGACGCTCGGCTTTCTGACGACAAAGGGCTTTCAGCATATTTGGCAGATCAAATTCGATCATATGGGAAAACCAATGGTCGCATCAGTTATGTAATCCATCAAGGCAAAATTGCCTCACCTATTCTTGGATGGCGGTGGAGGTCGTATAAGGGTAATCCGCATTTGCACCACATCCATGTCAGTTTCAAGAAAAATCAAGATGACAACTCAGACTTTTTTCACATCCCACTACTAGGAGGCAAAGCATGAAACTATCCAAAAAACATAAGGCTGCAATTAAGTCATATTTGAGAGCTGTGGCTGCATCAGGTATTACTGTTGCACTCGCCATCGTTGCAGACATCCATCCTGCCTATGCCACATTGCTAGGTGCAATTGTTGCGCCACTTGCCAAAGCATTAGATCCAAAGTCCGGCAAAGAGGCTGATTACGGAATCAATGCGAAATGACCGCAAACGAATGGGTGGGCTTAGCCGTTGGTTTAAGCACACTAGGCGCAACTGGCTTACTGGCTCTACGCTGGGTTATTAAATCTTATCTACAAGAGCTCAAACCCAACGCAGGTAGCAGCCTAAAAGACCAAGTTTCTAGATTAGAAACTCAAACTTTGCAATTGCAAGAGCGTGTTGATGATCTGTTTGTCTTGATTAGTCAGCGATAATTTTTGTCATGGCGAACACACGCAAACGGAAACAACACACTAAGGTAAACAGGCGGAGAGTTCGCCAAACTCCTGAACCATTAACAAAACTTGATCAGCATTACATTGCTTTGAGAGAATGCTATAAAGCAGCTAGAAAAGCAGGATTCACACCTGAGCATTCTTTTTGGCTGATGACTGAATCAAGGACATTTCCTGATTGGATTGTGGGCGATGGTGGGATAATCCCATCCATAGATCCAACTGACGATGAGGATGACGATTAAGCGTTACTTGGTCATTAGCGATCTCCAAATCCCTTACCATCATGAAACAGCTGTAAAGAATGTAATTAAGTTAGCAAGACGGGAGCGGTTTAATAGTGTTCTTTGCGTTGGCGATGAAATTGATTTTCAGACAATTAGCCGATGGGCTGAAAAAACACCTTTGGCTTATCAACAAACTTTGGACGATGATCGTGCAGCTACTCAGGAAATACTTTGGGCTCTCACAGAGCACAGCCGAGAAGCTCATATTATCCGCAGTAATCATACTGATCGCTTATATAACACTTTATTAAAAGTTCCGGGGCTGATTAGCCTGCCTGAATTGCAGTATGCCAAGTTTATGAATTTTGATAGTTTAGGCATAACTTTTCATAAACAATTTTACGAATTTGAAAAGGGCTGGATCTTGGCTCATGGCGATGAAAGCAACATGAATCCTAACGCTGGACAGACTGCCTTAAATCTTGCCAAAAAGGCAGGAAAGAGCGTGGTTTGTGGGCATACCCATAGGTTAGGTATGTCAGCCTACTCTGAGGGGCTGTATGGGGCTTATAGACCCCTTTATGGTATAGAATCTGGAAATCTTATGAACAGGGCAAAAGCAAGTTACATAAAAGGGCTTGCTAACTGGCAAATGGGCATAGTTTTGATGGAGTGGGATGGCAAGAATATGAGCGTGCAAATGATCCCGATCAACAAAGATGGCAGCTTTACAGCATGTGGAAAGAGTTATGGGGCTTGAAACAGACTATCTCGACCGCACGATTGATGACCATATCGATGATCTTGAGGATATTGGCGTTATCTAATCGTTATAAAACACTCCGAAAGAAATTAACCAAGCGTCCTTGATTTAGGTCATACTTTATGCATTCACAGATAGCCTGTGGATATGTAAGGGAGCGACATGATTACAATCGACTTAGGGTATGCAGCCATTTATGCAGGACTAGCTTGTCTTGTATTAGTTTGGGTTTATCTAGGCATACACGAACAAGCCAAAGCACGCTACTACTGGATCGGTAGGCGAGATGGCTGGAATATGCACCGCAGAATGATTGACAACAAGGTCAAGTCAGATGAGGTATTTGACTATGACAAAAACTGAACAGCTACTTGATGAAGTCATTACTACGATCCAACAGCGTGGAAGTGTCTATGGACATCCATACTACAACCACAAGCGAATTGCTGGTTTATGGTCTGCCTATCTTGATTTCCCAGTCACACCACACCAAGCTGCATTATGTATGGCGTTGGTCAAGGTTTCTCGGCTTAGTGAAACCCCAGATCATTACGACAGCATCAAAGACCTCATCGCCTACGGATCTGTCTATAAGACTGTCCTCGATGCGGTGCAAGATGAAACCTTTGAATGGGAGGACAAGTAATGGCATTTAATCTTGAGGATTATGAGGATGTGGCAACTTTGAACAAATGGTTTATTGCCAATTATCCAATGGGTAGATCTGACATCTCAGTTATTAGCCATGATCCGGAAAAAGGTTATATTTTGGTGCAAGCAACAGTTTGGCGAGATAGCAAAGATGCTGCACCGGCAGCTTCAAACATTGCATTTGGATCAAGGGAAACATTTATGCCTAATATGAAAAAATGGTATGTAGAGGACACCGCCAGTTCGGCATTAGGCAGGGCAATAATAATTCTCAAAGGCTCAAACAAAACAGCAACTAAAGACGATATGAAACGAGTTGAAAATGAACCTATCAAAAACATTTATGGCAAGTCAGGCAATTCGAAAATCATTGAAATGGCTCTACGAAAGTCATTTGCGGATGATGCAAAAGAAATCAAAGAGCCGACAGTCTGGTCAGTTGAACAAACACTTGAAACCTTACCGACCAAACCTAAACAACAAGAATGCTTACATGGCTTGATGATTTTAAAAGAAGGCACAGCTAAAACTGGCAAGCCTTATTATGGTTATGTTTGCAGCGCACCAAAAGGTGAACAATGTCATGCTCGATGGGGCAAACTTACAGCTGCTGGATCTTGGTATTTTGAAGGAGGTGAATAAATGGGTGAATTACAAATCATTGATGGCTCTGGTCTAACTGCGACCTTCACCGGTAACGGAGTTAAAGTCGAGCCATCAACTGAGTTTTGCGACATGTGCAACGATGACAGATTACTTCATGAGGGCGATCTGCTTCGGTGCTATTCCTGCCATGCCATAAACCGAATTCCTTATCATGCCTAATTACGATTACATGTGCGATGGTGAGGGGTTGCTGATTGTATTGGATTTACCAATGGATCATAAAATCCCTCATTGTCAAGTATGTGGCGCAAAATTAAGGCGTGTCTATACAGCTGTGCCAAGCATATTTAAGGGAACTGGATGGGCTGGGAAAGATGGCTAAACCAATAAAATGGGAACAATGGATGTTTGATTTAATTGCCGATACTAAATTAACAGCAAAAGAAATTGCTGAACAATTGGGTTGCACGACACATGCTGTCCATAATCAAAGATCAAAACATGGCATACGGCAATGGAAAAAACCACCAAAACGCACGATTAAATATCCTGCGTCAAAATGGCCAAGATCCTATAAATTTTATAGACAAATTGTCTTGGCTCGTGACAACAACACTTGCGTTTATTGTGGTCGGCAAGCCCAAACAGTTGATCATGTTGTCCCGCAAAGTTATGGCGGTAATGATTTACCATCAAATTTAGTTGCAGCTTGCTGGGAATGCAATAATTTGAAAGGTAGCAGTTGTCCAGATTGTCCAAGATGGAAACAATATGCAGCTGAATTGGTTTGTCCGAGAAAAGTCAAATGAGCCAATTTAGATGCAACTTTTGTTCAGCCAACACTGATTTTATATGGCTTGATGGCTATCCTGAAGCTGAAGGGTTTCGGGTTTATCAATGCCTCAAATGTTGTGCGATCGGCACTAAAAACATGGCTGAGCAGATCGATACGCAAGAACCGGTCATGCGCTGCAATAAATGCGGCTCATGGATGTTTGCTGACAAGGAGTGCCACACATGTGCGATTCTCACGATGAACTAACGCATCAAATCGATTGGGCTTATCAGAATCAATTGCGTGCCCAATGGTTACTTGATAATCCAAACGCTGAATATGAAGGGTGGATGTCTATATGAAACTTACGCAAGACACGCCGTCGATTTGGAAACGTATGATACGCTTTAATGAGCATTGGCTCTCAAAGCCAAAAGGCGAGCCCCAAAGGGGATGGCTCGCAAGGTGCTCGCTAATTGGGATCGCTCTATGTTTAGCCAACATTTCAGGCTTTGAAAAAGCACATTCTGTTTCTTGGTCAATACCTAAGTT